AATAATATATAAATATTTTTTATCTGTTATCTATATCACAAGCATTACTGAATGGAATCTTCATCATCATCGATGTCATTTGTCTCGGATGCGGCATCGCCCGACGCGAAAATCGCCCCGATTGTTATTGCCGGTGCCGCATTTGTCGGTAAGGCTGTAGCCGGCGGAGTTATCGGCGGTGCTGCCACTTGGGGCGTAAATCGCGTTCTCGACAACCGTTTCCCCGTAAAAAAAAACTAGATGATTCAAAGATATATTATATATTTTATTACGTATATTATATACAATCAATATGCCAATGAATTTTTCTTTAGGGATTGGTTTGAAGGGCATTTCCCCTCATCCTGTTTCAAATGGAACGCTGAAAGGAAGCTCAGAATTAGAGACGATGCGTTTTACGCTTCGTAAGGCGTGGAACGGTTCTGCAGCGAGCAAGAACTTAGGCGGTCGTGCGCCAGCGGCTACCCCCTTTCGTGTCGTGAATAATGCTGGCGACTACCTGTCGCGTCAGTATTATACTTCTGGTGGTTCAAATCAGGTTACTAGCGTGAAACAAAGTATCGCTTCTGGTTGGCGCGGTTTAGCTGGTGGTGTGCACAGTCAATCCGACGGCACTGGCATTCCTTCTTCTACTTGTAATACCAAGTTCGTCTATGATGGATCTGATTACACGCGTTTTCGCAAGCAGATGGCGATGAACCGCAACTACAACGATGCCGGGTTTGGTGGCGCAAATAACGCGGCTCAGTCGGCAATCCGCGCGATTCGCCGGTAAGACGACTACGACTACGACTACGACTACGACTACGACTACGACTACGACTACGACTACGACTACGACTACGAATATGATAACATCGATTTTATCATATTCAACGATCAACGGCTCTGAAATTTAGGAGGAACGACATATCCTTGTGCCCTCGCGCGTGAAAGTGCCTCGCGGACATCATTTACATTCGGCGCTTTATATTGTATATTCTCCGTTTCTTTGACGCGCATCGAGCTCTTTCCAATCGCCTGTAATTTAAGCCGCTCCATCCGCGACGACGCATCATGACGATTGTATATGAGTTTTTGTTTTGTTACTTCACCCGCCGTCGCCGTGTCGGTGATTCGCGGATAAAGTGTGCGCATATATGCCGCACGATTACTTGAGAATGTCGAGTCGTCGGCTGATGGGTAGAACTTTTTCGGCATCACGCCGGTTTGTAGAGTCAGGACGGGCATCATCGCTTTATACGACAGGCCGAGCCGACGAAGAAAAAGCCGCATTTTCAACCCGCCACCACTTACAGCAGAGACAGTGACACCTTTGTTGTTGGCAACGCGTTGCCACGTATTTACATTTGGGTCGGTGTATGTCAAGACAGTCGTTCCATTTACCATAACTGTCCATGTATTGACAGCGTTTCTATCGTAAAGAACCCGAACGGGATACCACGTGTTTTCGCCGGTTCCTCTTGGTCCGGGTGCGGTGGTGCTTTTTAGAACAGCCGTGCTGCTTGTATTTAATATATAGACACCCTGTCCTGATAATCCATTATTGACATAACCATCCCAGAAATTGAAAAGTATTGTTAGTGTATTTGTGCTGCCGAACCGGATTTGATAATTATCGCCGCCAACATCTTGTGTTGCTGTCCAGTAAATCTCTGTATTGAATTCGAACGAATTAAGTTCTGGATTTATTAAAAAATCGGCGTAGGTAATACTTCCAACGCTACTTGATTCTCCATTTACGATACGAAGTTCGACATTCGGGTCGGAACCGCTGAAATCTACGGTCGTCGCTGTTCCACTTTTCGTGACGTTCTTATACCAATTCGAGGCATTTAGACTTTCAAACGATTTTTCGATGAGCGACATTCTATGTATCTATGTTATGTATTCTATAGATAATAATACGAATCGTCGCCTTCATTTCATACGGCTATATTCTTGTCCTAAATACATTTAGGATAATCTTTTTTTATCAAATTATTGTATAACACGCAAAATAATGTTGAACAAGTATTTAGTTGAGTTCCTTGGAACCGTTTTCTTCCTCTATGTGATTATCGCTACCGGCAACGCAATTGCGATCGGTGCTGCGTTGGCCATCGCCATCATGCTCGGCGGTCACATTTCTGGCGGCCACTTTAACTCTGCGGTTACGGTGATGATGGCCGCAGCTGGCAAGATTCCCATGTCGGATGTTGTTCCTTACATTCTTGCGCAGATTGCCGGTGGTCTCGTTGCTCTTGAACTCCACAAGCGCATCAAGTTTTAATTCGAGTGTCGAATGATTCGAAGCATCCAATGATTCGAAGCGTCATTTTGTATCAGTATTGTAAAATATGATACAAAATTATATTGTCCTATAGTAGAAGCGTATAATATAGGATGACTAGTATATCTAGCATAACACAACAATATGCGAAACAGAAAAGAGAAACACAGAAAGGAGGCGCGGTGTTTGATTTTTTAGCACCATCTGACGAAAAAAATAAACCGCCGGCGGGGAATGTAGAAGAGACTACCGATAATAAAGGCATAATTGATAAACTTAAGGAAACAATGGGTTTGACTAAGGATGCGGATGCGGATGCGGATGCGGATGCTGCTCCTGCGCCTGCGGCTGCTCCTGCGGCTGCGCCTGCGGCTGCTCCTGCGGCTGCTCCTGCGGCTGCTCCTGCGGCTGCTCCTGCGGCTGCGCCAGTAGATCCTGCTGAAACTACTGAAAATAAGGCATCAATCACCGATAGAATAACTAATTTCTTTACTAGCAGCGAAAAGAATGATAAAAATGGCACGGTCGATGAAAGTGCCGCCAGTGACGCAAGTGTAAGTGACGCAAGTGTAAGTGACGCCAGCGAAGACAACGACGCAGTTGAAGACATGGCCGCCGACAACGACAACGACAACGACGCCGCCGACATCAGTGAAGACAATGAAAGTGAAGATAACGTAGATGAATTTGAAACGATTGTTCAAAAGATGAATTCACTTCGCGGAAAGTATAGCAGTTTAAAAAGCAAATATGCCGAATTGAAGTCCAAACTCGAAAAAGAAAAGAATAAAAAAGAAGAAAAAGATGTTACTGAATTGGCAACTGTATTTGCGGCATGTGATGCGGCGGAGATGGCCCTAACTGAATTAAAATCCCATCTTGTAAAGTATTCTAAAAAAAATGGATTACCAACAGACAAGTTAGGATATATAGAGTCTTCAACACCCGCACCCGCGCCCGCACCTATGCGCACACCCGAACCCGTGCCCGTGCCCGTGCCCGAACCAGCGCCCACGCCTATGCGCACACCCGAACCCGTGCCCGTGCCCGTGCCCGAACCAGCGCCCACGCCCGCGCCCGCGCCCGATATGAGTTCCGATACTATGAATCTTGATAGTAATGCCCCAGCGCCAATGTCGAATACAGAAGAACCGGTTTCAGGTTCTGAGTCAGGGTCGGTTTCGGGTTCGGAATCTGAATCTGAACCTGAACCTGAACAGACGGAAGAAGAGCCAACGGTTTCAGCAATACCAGAAATACCTGTAAATCAAGCCCCACCACCGGAGTCGGCCGCCACTTTTGCCGACGCATCAAAGCAGCAGCCACCAAACCCATTCAACGGTGGTCGTAACCATTACTTATCATCCACGAATAAGAAAGCACAGACTCACCGCCATCATAAACGGCGTAGCCGTCATCAAACATTACGCGGTGTTCCAAAATAAGTAAATAAGTATCGCCACCGCCACCGTCGGTATAACTTTTTGTTCATTATGAAAACATGTTTCGTCTTCGTGTATTCATAATAATTACTTTCGTTTTACATATAAAATTCTATATAAAAGATACAACAACACGGCACTTATTCCGTAATAATAAAACTGTGCTACTGAATCTCCGTGAATATCAGACAAGTCTTCGCCGTTACGGTTACTCTCATTATCTCGTTCGAGCAAGTTTGACAGTTGTTGTATAAGTTCGTCGTAATACGATACACGCGACTGTTCTTCTTCTGCGCGACCTTCACCCACATCAGTGACTGGCTTATTATAAAATGATGAAACATTCGCATTATGTTGGTGAATAACATCTCTCGCATTGATATTCATACCCCCTTCCGCGCTTACAGTTCCACGCCCGAATTTACTGAACGATAACTCTGTCATCGGTGATGATTTTGGTAGGTCAATATTATAACTTAAAGGACTTCGCATCGATGTTTGATACGCAACTCCAGAAGAACCAGCTAAACTTCCCATCTCGTATATTCCGATCGATTCGCCGTCTTTAGATACAAGTGAATACTGTTGATTATATATATCTGTCGTTTTTTCTTTTATATCCCGAGATGATCCACCCAGAGGGTTGCCGTCAAATCCTTCTGCGTTTCTACATACTTTTCCGGATGCGGGGTTGGAACGGCCCGGAAACATACATGGGTTCATCTCCACCATTTCAACCAACGCAACATGTTGCGTTTGACTACGTTTCACATTATCATTATCCACCGTCTGTAGCGTTATTTCAGCACATGGTGGATACGTTCCTGCCGTGAATCCGTTGAACAACTGAACCGGATTAAGCGCACCTAAATTCCCGAGTGCGCCTGGAATTAGACCACGGAGGTCATTAAATGTGCGTCCGTCCGCGCCACTCGCGATAAAAGGGATAGAGCCATCCGGAATATTATTCACGTAAATCCAGCGATCAACAAGTTTCTTCTCCTTTTCACGGGATTCATCCCTCTTTTTCTTTTGTTCGTTTAGCGCATTTTTCAGTTTCGTGGCCTCATCCTCCGTGATTTTTTTTGCGCCTAATTTATTTTCGACCTCTTCATATGCCCGATCCCATGCTTCGTCTTCATCGCGCTCTTTCTTCCATTTCGCGATAGATGTTTCACTACACTTCCCGGTTGTTTTTAAGAAGAATTTATTGCCCAATGGTTTTCCAGTTACACTTGCGTTGCCTGTTCCGGAGATGAGAACTTCGACATACGAAAGCAGACCATCAACGTTATTCGCGAGTGCTCCGAGTGAAAACCCTGGCGACATGCCCATTTCCGCGGGCTGTTTGATACTTTTCCAATAGTCATATGATGGACCTAATAATGACGACATTATTTACTACTTAATAATGAGATTAAATTATTCTATCGCGGAGTGGGAATACAACGATACGATTCTCTCTTTCTGGATGCGGCATTCATTCATTACATTGTTATATTGTTATATTTAACTGTCCGCCAGGGGACAGAGACGTATTCAAGTCTTCAATTTGTTTTCCTAATTCCTCTAATTTTTTTGACGTTTGTTTAATTTCGTCTTGTTGATCCTTTACAGCATTTACATACTTCGAGAGATCGTTTATTTTCCCTTTCATTTCAACATACTGGCTACAATCAGTGCCGCATGGTGTTTTTTTTAACTTTTCGGCGCTTTCCGTATCCGCGCGTACAAATTCTCCCGATTTTGTAGTGGCTTTTCCGTCAACTGTCGTCATTCCTTCAATCGCTTCACGGAAAATAGCGGCGTCTGTATTACGATACGTATAGTCATATCCGAATACGTCGGCGTCGGCGTCGGCGTCGCGATATTTATCTCTCAAATCAGATACAGGAACAAACAAATGCCGTATAAATGAATGCCCGAGTATTTTATCCCGATTGAACAATAGTAATATCAATAATCCTGCTACAATAAGGATGAATGCGAAGATAAATGCCTTGTATTTCACAATTGGGTGGGTGGTTGTATCATTCACGAATTGTGATACGTTTGACCTAAATACGTCGGCATTCTTACCAATATCATGAGACGCATCCGAATTCATATGTTCAAATACGTTATACTGTAACATACCGCAAGTCCTTTACATTTCATTAGTATTTTTATTCTGCTGGTCGGTCGGTCGGTCGGTCGGTCGGTCGGTCCGACTTACTTGTTCGATTTTTCAACCAATTTCTGAACACTTTTCTGCATATTCTCGATGATTCTTTGTTGATACTTGATAGTTTGATTGTTGGCTTGAATATCTGATTGAAGTTTAGATGCGTTTTCAATTAATCTGGTTAGTTTTTTACGTAATGCTTCAACAGCGGAGCAATCCTTCGGGCAAGTAGGTTCCTTCTCCTTCGCCTTATCCTCATCGTCGCCCTCGTCGGCGTTATTTTCCATTCCTTCGCGGCCGCCGCCACCATGCCGAAGTTTCATATTCTCTCGAACATTTAGATATACGCCACGCACCACATTGCGTAATGTAATATCCAATATAGCGATGCTTACACCGATAAGAAGTAATATCGCGAAGTTCGAGAGATTTTTTGTATAAAACTGAATATATTCCAGCATTATATTATATTATATTATCTAAATTAAACTATCTACCTGATATATACGAATACATAAAATGAGCAAGAATTTTGTTTCATGGCCACTTAATTTTAGAACGATGAGGGTCGCGATTCGTTCCACAAAACAATCCACGACACGAAGCGTATTTGCCGGTTACACTCGTCCAGCCGAGAACGGTCCATCCACAGAAGGAAATCCCTTGAACGATTTCGGTCGCGACACCAAATGTTGCGAATTCCCTCAAACCAAGAATGTCATCAAGCGGTCTAGTTTCAAGCCGAGACCAATCAAGCACTGGCGTAAAAGCTTGATGCCGTCTTCCACCAACAAATCTCGCCCTACTATCGGTTTTATTGATCGTCCAGGCGGTATCGTTTTTAGAGGGACGGCGTGTGGATGTGACGCTCGTGTGGCGTCAAAGCAAAACTACCTGACCGAAGATATTCGCCGCCCCTTCCTGCGCGAATGTACGCCTGATGAAATTATACAGAACCCCGGTTATAAACAGGTAGGCGTTCCAGGCCAGCCTGGGTCGTATCAAATCAACACGGGTATTTATGAAACGAAGAATCTCTCATTCAACCCGAAAAAACGTATTATTCGCAGTGGAAATACGAATGTGAGTCGCGCGTATCATAGCAACACCGCATCCTATCTTCAGGCGCGATGCCGGACGTATCAGCAACAGCAGACCTTTTCGAAGATGTCAGGAACGGCAAATCAGTATGTCCTTCCCGACGGCTCACCGGCGAATCCTAGCGATTCCAAGACGGGATCGCAGGTATATTATTCCACGAACTGTGGCAATGCCGAGAGAATCTACCCGGACGCGGCCGACCGCGCCAGATGCCGAACAACCGTAATCCATAAACCGAATAATGCGAAATATGGTGTTCAGGGTGCTGTAAGTGCCGGAACGCGTCTCGAGAGATTGAAACTCGATACAATTACAAAGAACGGTGCGTCGTTCAAGACTGCGTATGGTGTCGCGGCTGGAAATGCCGGACAATATCATGGAGATTCGATGGGATCGCCTTACTTCATCAAGAGCAAGATATTCAAACCCGACTGTAACCTATATAATCGCGCAGTGAAGCGGCCTCATTTGAAGTGTTGATTTTATTCTCACGTATATATAGTTGAAGTATCTATACATTCGTGAAATGTCGGGAATACATACAAAACGACGTCGTCATAAATTACAGACACAACATCGTCATAAACATACCCGCAGAACCACAAAAAATCATGACGCACTCCGCGCAAATAACTTTTATTTATGGGCGAATCAAAAATGGATGAATGAAGTTCCAAAGACACTCCCGAGAGAATTGAAATATATCCGTCCTTTAGACAATTTCAAATTAATACAGGATGAAATGTATAAAAATGTGCTTACGATGGTGCGTGATTACACCCGTGACAATAGCAAGAGTATAATCTCTCAACAAATGAAAAATATGGCGGCGTCTTTTCGGGATTTACATCCCGAGCCGATCATTCGGCATATCTCCGAATTTTGTAAGTTGTATAACGAGCTCACGAGAGAAAACAATTTATACAAATTTCTCGGTGTGATGAATCAAAATGAAATGATAAAATACGCACTGCCGGTTGTATGGTCAGTATATCCGGACGAATACACCCCCGGTAGATTATCTGCTCACATCAGCTCGCCGTCGTTGTCACTCTATGACTACCGGTTTTATTTGAGTGATGCGATGATTGAAAAACAGATGAGAGATGTGCGTTTGAATACAAGCAATACTACTGTGATTCGCGAGGAAGAGCAAAGTGGCGGGAAGGGTCGCAAAGCCGCCGCCCACGCCGCCCACGCCGCCCACGCCGACGCCACCGCCGCCCCTTATGCGAAGTCCGTCGAATACATGAAATACAAGAAACGTATTACAAACGCATTTCTGCGCTTTGTCGGGGATGTATTTACCAAGTGTCTTGGGAAAGATTACGAAACCACCCATAATATCAAGGTTCAAGATGTTTATGATATCGAATGCGCGCTACTTTCATGTATGAATATGATTGATCCGAGGTTTGACGACAGTTATGCGAATATATACCAGTCGGCCGATAAACGGAACTCCCCGCCGCATCTCTCAGGCATTCCGATAAAGAAGATGAAACATCGGAATTGTGACTGCGGCGTAGAATTGACCGACGAGGCTAGCATCGATACAGAAAAACGCCTGAAACTCCCACATTATAAAAATAATATTCGCGGCACAACACGTGTGCTCACTGGAGATGCGTTATGTCTCACTGGTTTAGACTGGCGAGAGATGGGCAAATGGATTGGATACGGCGAGGCGGAGCTGCCACCCTACTTCATCGCCGGCCAAGTCGGGTATCTGAATACGGTAATGACACTCCTTAAGAAAGAATGGGCGTCGGATAAATGGAAGAGTTACTGGTATTTTATTTATTTGCGCCAGCTCATATGTTGGCATGATAAATGGCGAGAGATTTATCTCGATTTCAACGATACGCTTATTCGCGGGAAAGATACGCATTTTCCGAGAGAATATTTTCCGATTATTGGGCTTGCGTATGCGTTCCCGAAGACGATGACGCAGGAATTCACGAAGCGATACAAAAATGAAGAAATGATTGCGAAAGTTCGAGAGATTGGAAATACGATGCTGGAATGTTATAAAGCCCGTATCGAGCGGAATACATGGATGTCGGCATATACCAAGAAAGGTGCGCTCAAAAAGTTGAATACGATACAACTCCGGATTGGTGAGGTTTCTCAATCAGCAGATGACCCGACGAATCTAGACTACGACCCGAAGGACGCGTGGGCCAACTTACTCAAACGCAGCGTCCAGAGGACAGAGTATATCGCGAAGCATCACTGCGCGAAATCCGCCAAGGGGTTATCACCAGAAGACATCGATATTATGAATTGGAGCACGATGAAATTCGTCGGGTATCAATCCTTCGTGGTAAATGCGTATTACACACCTAACTCGAACAGCATCTATATTCCGACAGCTTATATGCATAGTATGAACGTTCAGTTCGGACGCGGCTACGAATACGACTTGGCATCGGTCGGATTTACATTTGGTCATGAAATCTCTCACGCACTTCATGTAAATTCGCGGATTTTTAACCACAAAGGTGTCATCAAAAACTGGTGGAGTAAAGAAGACACTGCGACATACGAACGTAAAATCGCCGCAATACGTCGGCAGTATGAGGAAATCTCTCGAAAGGACGGTTTTGTAATCGACGGAAATCTCTCGCTCTCCGAAAATCTAGCGGATGTAACCGGAATAGCGGTATGCGAAGATGCGCTGAACAAGTATCACCGCCATGTGTATGATGATGTAAGTGATATCACGAGGGACGAACATGTTCGAGAGAGTTCGTTCCTGAATTTTTATACGTATTATGCGATTCAGAACCGACAATATGCGAATTTCCGCGAAATCCTTGTTCAGGTTCTCACGAACCCGCATCTGAACCTGAAGATACGAACAAATGTGCCGCTGATGCGGAGCAAGACCTTTCGTGATATCATCGGAATCAAGAAGGGCGATAAAATGTATAATGACGAATTTGACGTTGTGTTTTAGGCGTCTGTGTAATACAATAAAATGGGTATAAAAAATCCAGTTTATTGTATCTTATTGTAGTAAATGGGAACTACGATTTCAATGGACGTAAGTGCGTGTGGGCCGACGACACCGACGACACCGACGACGCTCGAATTTGAAGATGCCTTACGGCAAGAAGTTATTCTTGTTCCAGAAGACCTCGCAGATATTCATATTGAGGCACCCCCTCCTTCCACGACCGACGCCACCGACGACCCCGCGATTCATACCCGATACGGCAAGGGAAAGCACTGGAAAAGGAACTTAAAGAAGAAACAGGTAGCGGCGCCGGCTCAGACAGAACGCACGATAGAAGAGCGCCGTCAACAAGTGCGGCCGATAATTGACAGACTGATCGAACTTCAGATGAATGTTTCTTATCCGGCGATCCGCGAGTTATACAAACAACTGAGCCAGTTTATCAAGACGGGCGAAGACGCGAAAATCAAAATCCCCTTCCCGGAATTCTCTCGTAAAATAAAAGGCGAATTATCGAATGCGCCTTATATTCCATGTTGGGTGAAGTTGGAGATGGAGTGATATCGGACAGCAGTAATAAATGTAATAAAATTTACAATAATGTGTAAATATATTATTGATTATTATATATATACACCATATATAATGCCAAAAACAAAAAATGGCGCGCGTAATTGTCAAAACGGCGGAAAAGTTAGTGTATTACAGGTTGACGGCCACCAGAATCAAATATGGGTACCAACGAGCAACCATAACGAAATTTCAAGGTTAATTCTAGAAAATACTCAATTATTAAAGTCATTATCAACAAGTTCTTCGTGTTCGATGTTAATAGTAGGTACATTGATACCTAAAAGTACTGTTAAAATACGAAGTCGGATATATAATGAAGACGGGTCACGAATGATTGAAGAACATAGGAAGGATATACCCAGTTTCGTAAATGAAGGTATAGAAACAGACAAATTTTGTATGAAAATATCACTTACTTCAACACATGACCACAGTATTGATCGTGTAGAATGGGATGAAACTGCCACACTAAAGATAAGAAAAACAGTAACTACTGTAAGAGAGGCAACTAACGAGGTTTACAAACAAATGGAAATGTATAACCGATTATTATATGGCGAAAACGCTAGCGAGATTATCCCAGACGCAATTGCCGCATATGTTATTACACCACAACAGTTTAAATCTTACGTAGATATAATTAATACAAAAACAACGACCGATCCTGAAACCAGCAGAGTGATTAACTGGATTATAGATAGTGCTACAAGATACAATTTAAATATTCATATCGCATTTATGGAATTTCTTGAAGGATTCGAAACATTAGCTAATTTTTTTAGAGGAGCTAATAGTGAATATAACCAACGTATTATATCATGCAAAATGGCAGTTGTTATATTAACGTTACTATTGAAAACCTCTTCTGCGTCATGGGACTTTCATTCTAATAATGGATTAATAAAAATAAAAGATACCAAATATAAAGCAGCCGAAGGTAGAGCAGTTGATTTTGGACGAATATATAGTTTTGATGATCTAAGAACCAAAGAATTAATATTACATTATCTCAAAACGTTATGGCAGGATCATACCGAACATGATGAAGGACTTAGACATTTTTTTAATATTGCGGATATTTCCATGTTCGAAAGCTTATTAACCGTATTTAATAAACACTATGATAGATTATTACTAGAATTCCCGGAACAGAAACATGAATATTCAAGTTGGGCGCCAAATAAGAAACAACAATATATATACGAGTCACTTATAATTATAGCATTTATAGACGGTATAACACAAAAAATAAAACGCACTACTGATGGGTTTCAGTGTTCATCTATTATGAAACGTATATTTCGTATTGAAAATAAAAATGTTTTTGATAGTCTAACCAATTTCTTAGACTATTTTAACATGGATTATGACGTATTTTTACGTAAATATCAAGAAGCTGGAAATGATGTTGATTTATTCAAGAAAACCTTAAATACAATATCTACTAGTTTAGAACCGATGTTACTTTCATCTAGATCAACTACACAAACAACCGATATTGATGGAGGAAAGAAACGTCGGCATACACAAAAGAAATATAAAATACGACGATATTCTTATAGTCGTAACAAACATAGACTCGGAACTCGCCGTGTTCGTAAAACATAATAATAATAATAATCATCATTATCATGATTTTTCATTTCTAAAACACAATATTGTCATCAATCCACTTTTTGATGCGAATATTAACCGGTCCCAAGATTTTATTCAACCCTTCAACATAGTTCATATAATACTGTGTGTCATTCTGAATTTTCAGGAGTGTATGATAAATAATCGTATAATCCTCTTGTGAATACAAATCCGTTATTTTCACGAAAATGATATCAACATTTGTATCAACTAAATTGTCAATTGGAACGGTCATCGCCGCTGCTCCCGCCGATGTAGTCATTGGACGCAGAGGCGGCGATGATCCAGACGAACTCAGTCGCTTCATCGGAATCCGCCTTGGTAAATCGGCGTTGTCTGGATCTTCCTCTTCCGTGGCACACGCGCCACCGCCGCCACCACCGCCGCCGTCGTCCGTTTTAGCCAACCGCCGCACCAACTCGGGATTATCCAGCATCCCCTTATACATATGAAGCGTGTGAAGAATATGTATTTTATCAGTCTGGTTATATGTCCGTGTCAAATTATTGATGCCCGTTTTCGCAAGTTCATTCAGAAGCGCGAATAATGCCGCATTTTCGCCGCCGCCACCACCGCCGCCACCCGCAAGCACCGTCTTATAGAACTTATTGAACCGGGAAAACACATTATACAAATAAAAGACGTCCTCCTTCTTGTCATTATTATACCAACGACGCACATGTTGTGTATATCCAGGCGCCTGGACGGTTAATATATTATTATGTATCGCCAATTTACTCCCAATCGGATAAAACGCAAGAAACCCGATTTGAAGCAGTGCTTGAAGTGGCTCTAATATCGTCTCGAATCGTTCTCTCGGTTTTTTAAGTTGGCCTGCTATAAATTGTAAAGTGCTTTGCATGGTTTGTATATTACCATACATTTTGATATATATTTAGACTGTTTTTATTCGTTACATGCCGACGCCGACGCCGACGCTGCCGACGACCATAGGTATCGATTTGTGAAGAAATATATTCGTCGATTGAAAACACGCATGATGAGCATTATGGGGTATATCGTATTTTTCGCACCACGCGATACACTTATTCACGTTGGCGCGTTTATATTGCTCGAGTTTCTCCGAATTTCGATGATTCGTAATGATGGACAACGTCGATGTTATATTTTCGATTTGTTGAAAACTTACCATCGCATTCATGTCCTCTATCTTATTCAAAAAATATAAGTCATGTTCAAATGGAAGTAGTGAAGATAATACGTCGCCGCCCTCTTCGCCGCTCGATGTTTTTTGTATGGAATCAAATATATTCGCGAATTGTTGTATAATTTGTGTAGAGTCGGTGATCTTAAATCCTTGACATATAACATACTTTTCCGAGTTGGCAATTCGACTTGTATATGGTTTCATAATCGATACGTGGTCATAATAATAACTCAGAATATATATTATATCGACAGTAGCCTTATGAAATACATCGAATATTTTTAATATGAACGACCCGCCTTGTTTCTGTAACGCAAGCGCATAAAAAACTTCGCATAATATTAATTTAGTTGCCATCGTCTCTTGATGGTTAAAATCCACCGAGAAATCAAACCCTCCATCTGCGGTGACAATATCCATCTTGTTCTTGTATTTTTCCGCACAATACAGAAAGTTCTCTAGTGAAATCAAATTCCCGGTCTTATCTGCGCCGTTCTCGATAATCACATTTGGATGACTTTCAAGAAATGCGCGCGTCTTTTTCCATCCGGGACATATCGGGTCATCATTGACGAGGGTCATTCCGTAATAACGGTCATTCCCATATACATTTTTCGCCGTGCTACCCGACTCCGGCTTTTGATTCTCGAATATACGGCGTGTCAGTTTCAAATATTCTTGCTCTTTCATATACTCGTCGTGAAACTCTGTATTCCGTTTAAGAATTTGTATCGACGGCGCGGCGGAGGCAGCAATGCTTTCGTTTTCACTCGATGGCGTAGCATCCAATCCCGACGAATAATTCGATCCGTTTCCATGATATTCTAAACCTCGTAAATATGATATTGCTTCTATAAATCCACCAGGCCCTTCCGCAAGATGAAACGTCTTTATTCCCATCTTATATTCCGGCTTATGAACGATTGTATCTTGATATCGCGACAGAATGTTATTATTTTTAACAATTTCAATCATTTTGTAAAATGATCGGGATAATGGCCGTAGCTTGCTGATATTTGTTTTATTTCCTGTAATATTTGAATGAATATATTCATAAGGGTTCGTGAATTTTTTAATATTGTCCCATGTATCTTGGTATTTTTCAATCTGATGCTTAATATCGCATAAATGTGCGTAAATGGACGAAGATACATAAACTTGATTCATAGTATCATTGGTCGCAACGCGTATATCTATGGGCATATAATCCTGAGTTTGATGCGTTATTATATCGACCTGTGGTAGTAAAAAATAATTAAAGTAGGACAATATTGGTCCATTATTTGATTTATTATGTTGCTCGCTCGAGGCCGAGCCTACTGTAGCAGTAGCAGTAGCAGTAGCACTAGCAGTATATGTGACGACTTCATGATCTGCTGAACCTTTGTAAGACGACGATGATGGTAATACAGGTTTAAAACAATTCTTTGGCGATTTTTTAAACATATTCGATTATAGTTATTCAGTAAATGTTTATAAGTCGGTTTTCTTCTTCGTTTGACGTTTCGGTTTGGCTGGTGCTTCTGTGGCTTCGGCTGGACCCGCCATACCGCTGCTGCTGCTGCTACCGCTTTCCGTCGGCTTCACTTTCTTTGTTCGTTTTTGGATTTTCTTCTCTATTTGTTCGATAGGTGCGGAGGGGGCTTCGGCTTCGGCTTCGGCGGGGGCTGCGGCGGCACTCGCACTCGCCTTTACAGTTAATTTCTTCGGTTTTGGCTTGATTTTCATTGTGGAAGAACTACTCTTCGCTTCTCCGCTCGCACTCGCACTCGCGCTCGCGCTCGCTTCCTTATTTTGTCGTTCTTCAAGAATACGCGCGGCAATCGCCGGTTTGGAAGCCACATCAATCGGCCGCGATGCTTTCGCAATCTTTTCAAGTGCGATAGTTTCTAGAGTGATGTCTGAATCACCCTCGGCTGCTTGTGCCGACGATGCGAGGTGTTGTTCTTCTTGTAACCCAGCATAACTCAAGAAACTACTCTTCAATTGTTTCGCGTTAATGTTTCGGTTCTTTCGGAATATGAAATAACGATTGTAGAATGAAATCTGCTTTTCTTCTGCCGACATATATAACGCCGACCCGTATTCTTGTTGGCAACGTCGGTCCCATTCGCCGCCACCGCCGCCGCCGCCGCCGCCGTCTTCGCGTTTCTTCTTACACTCGATTTCCATTTGATGATACATTCCGTCGAATGTCGCAGTTCCGTCAGGCATAGGATTCGTGAGTGTCGTCTCGGCTTCTTCCGGTGTTACTAGGTCAAACCCGTAATTTTCAAGCAGCTGCGTCAGGTAGTCGAAATTCACGAGATATTCGCGCGTCATCTTATTAATCGAATCCTGAAAGACCTCGATTTCATATCCAATACTACTACTATCCGGTTCAAATTCCGTCTGATGATACTTTTTACGAACCGACCATATTTTCTGTGGGTCCGACCCTGCGGATGCCGACGCCGCCGACAGAATACTGAGTTCCGAACCGCTTTCCATGCGCGCCAACGCCTGAAAGATTCGCGCGCCATCAAAGCAGGTTCCGATGAAATACCCGCCTAACTTTGTACATTCTGAAACATTTTGTAGGAATGTATGAACCTTCATGATATTTTCAAAGAAGTAATGAATCGCAAACTGAACGGAGCATACATCGAACCCGTCAGATCCGCGACCATAATGCGGATAAACGCCGCGACCTAATAAACTCGCATCTTTTGCGCCTTCGCCGAATATCGCGCGTGAAATAAGCCGGTATCTCTCACTAATTGCGGCCTGACCACTGCGGATTTCCTTGCTACTGTCGGCGTGGATGAATATCGCATCCGGAATATTACGCTTTCGTTTCTTTACATCCAGATAACGCGCACAAACACCGTCGAATTTGTGCTCTAGGTTGTCCTTCGAGTAATCAATCCCGAATACAAATCCGAGCTTCGCAGCAATCCATTTCGGTAAATCGCCGCCTTTTCCGACCGCAAGGTCTATCAGTGTCTGTCCAGGACGCGCAACACTCATGATAAGTTTGCGTTTTACGAACAAATTGTGAAAATCGCGCATACCCTTGGTTAATGTTCGGACCTTTGTTCCGCGGCCGATATCGATGCCGCCGCCACCGCCGCCACCGCCATTGCCGGAATCAGCGTGATTGTAATAGATGTCGTCATTCGACAATTCATCTGGTATGCCCTCACCAGTCATTATCATTTCGGGTGTAATCGCATTATGGATCGAATGCCAGTTATTATTTGCGACGTGATACGCGTTGCCGTAGTTTTTCCCGCCCGCGCGGTATTCTGCGGTTTTATCGTGGCGCACACGTAATCCCGACCATCTCCAATTCACCGGTTGTGTTTCATCATAGCTGAACTCGACAATCGTTTCATCTTGGATAATGTCATTCTCGGTCGTCATCATCTGGCTTACACCTGCTTCATCCGGGCGCAACATAATATGGCAAATATGCGCATCATTATCGTATGGGTATGTCGGGTAAAATGGCGCGGGTTTGTAGCTATCGCCGCCGCCACCGCCACCGCCGCCACCGCCGCCACCGCCGCTGTCGTCTTGTTCTCGACCACCGCCTTCAATCAATGTAACGCAGGGATTCAAATGACCATGTTTTCGTTCATCATAGCCAACTCGCAATATCAACGTTTTATATTGCTGAATCTGGACGCAACGCGACATATCAATACCGCTTTTGAATATGTTACTTACAAGGTCTTCGTTGTCTTCGCCTTTTTTCGTTGTAACAAGAAAGTCGATAGTATTCATATGTGCGGGTTTCCATTTGAACGAATATTCCCAGGTGGTTTTGTATAAGGGTCCATGGGTTGTAGTATCATTTCGGACATTACTTCCGGCTGCGAAGTCAATCGGAGTAAATATTAATCCGTCGGTATGATACTCAAATTGATGTTCGTTGGCTTTACGCAAGATGATCGCGCAACAATCAAAGATGGATTTGCCTCCGGCTGCGACCGCGACCCCCGACGACGACGGTGTCGCGATTTCGAATTTCTTGGTTTCAATACGAATCGGCGGTAATGAATCCGCACCACCGCTTACGCACTTCAATTGAAGGTTTTTAACGACACTTTCCATTAAAGGAAGTCGGAAATTGGTGACAACTTCATCTTCATTCATCGGAAAGAACAAACGCGACCGAACGTCGGCCTTATGAACGAAATAAACATCGAATACGAGGAACAAGTTGATGAAGTCGCCGCGTTTGTTATGAAGGATATGTTCTCCGTCGAGGAGTGTATTATATAGCTTTGTATTCAACGATACTGCTCCTGTGAATTGAAAGTTCATGTTTGTGTCGATAAGATATACATGGCCCGTTTTTGGTGCGACAAATAGGATTTTTCGCTGGCCATCCGCCTTTTCTGTAACCGAATAATTCATGCGAATATTGGGGACTTTGGAATCTGCGTCAATTGGGCGAATATTCTGCATTTGAAGTGTATAAGATGATGGACCGATGAAATGTTTGGGGCGAAGTAGCATATTGCCGCCTCGTCCTGATTCGCGTTCTCGCTCGCGCTCGCGTTCGCGTTTCTCACGGTCTCGATCACGGTCTCGATCACGGTCTCGATCACGGTCGTCGTCCTTTCCTGCGCCTCCTCTACGCTGACGCTCGCGATCGCGATCGCGAACATCGGCAGCTTCACTGTCACTGTCGCTGTCGCTTCCTTGTTTTTCTTCCGGATGTAACAACTCGTAGTATCTCCGTTGAACGCCTCGCATCTCAGACAAAGAAACCGGATAATTCGTTCCTTGAAATCCAGACATCACAATCTTAATCATCTTGCGCAAATTATCCAAGAGATGCTTGGGATGATTGAATGACGTGCCTGGCCCAACAAGGTCATTTATCACCTCGATTTCGATCTCATACCGTATCGGGCTTTCAAGCACTTTCGCCGCCTCAAATGTCGATGCCGAGATATAACCAGTCTGATCTTTATGCGATTCCTTCACGACGCTCATATCGATTTGGAACGGAAAATCGGGGTGTTTTAATGTGCTTCGATTGATATACCGAAAAGTCTTCTTGTTGTCGTTCCATGATTTCAAAATCGTTCTCGCAAGTGTAGATGTATTTGCGATACGTTTTTCGCGCTCATAGCTCACCTTGAAATTGAAGTCATCGAAAATGACTGGGTGTATCGTCTCGCCGCTACTGGCGGCGCCCCCCCCCTCACCCTCCTCCATACCACTCCTCCCGCTCCGACTCCCGTTGGTCTTCGCGTACATTTTCTGCGTAAAGAGGACATATTTCTCGTCCGGTGTATTCGTTTTACAATAATTCTGAACATCGTTGATTCCGTGGATTTCCGCGCGTATAAGCGACAGCTTCGTCTGCCCGGTTTTCTGATCGATGAATTCGTTCTGAATCTTCAGCGAATATGCGTTCTTCTTCGCGAATTCAAACCCCGATGAAAGCAACTTTTGAAGCACACCGTCGAAATTATCCCTCGTCGTTGGGTTATTTCCGCGCGTTCCGAAGCGTATCTCCAGTTCTGGAATACCATCGCTCTTGTCAATGATGCCGTCTAAATATTCCTTTACAATATTTGAAAACTCTGATTGTTTATCGGCAACACTGCGGTTTCTCGGCATTGTATATATGAATATGAATATAATTATATATTATATTATACTTCAATTTTATACCTGCAATCTTTACACCTTTTTTACATTTCAAATGCAGATTGTTGACAATACAATTTATGTATTTCTACCAATTCAACGTTTTCTTCATTTTTAATTCTGAAAATACACTTGTGAATAGTTTCTATTAGTTTATCCAGTTTATCAGCAATATCAACTTTGCTAATATTATTGTCTGGGTTAAACCGAATAAATACCCATTTGCCACTATGTATCATATACACATCATCATAACGAATTTCTTCATCTTTTTTATCATATCCTATATGACCGAACTCATCTGTTTCAATTGCTAAAATCGTATTACCTATCAATTTACGATGGTCTATACGACGACGATGGGTGCAATCACAATTACCAGTATAAAGAGGTTTGTCATGTATAAACCCATCAAAGTTTTCATTGATTATATTTCTTACCATTATTTCTTTGGTATGCGTGTATATAACGTTGCTTCGTGGATCGTCTGGAAATATACGTTTGAAACAAGTTGCGCAATATCCATCGTATTTTGATGAACCGCTACGACTATCTATCCAATCTATACAATTAGGACATCTTGTTCCGCCACCGTGTGCTATACATTTATCGGTTTTGCCTTGGGCACTCGCTTGGCAACCGGGTTCAATACATCGCTTACCACCACCGTGTGCTATACATTTATCGGTTTTGCCTATGGCGCTCGATTTACAATCGGGTTCAATACATCTTGCTCCACCGCCGTGTGCTACACATTTATCGGTTTTGCCTTGGGCACTTGCTTGGCACCCGGGTTCAATACATCTTGCGCCACCACCGTGTGCTACACATTTATCGGTTTTACCTTGGGCGCTCGCTTGGCAACCGGGTTCAATACATCGCTTACCGCCACCGTGTGCTACACATTTATCGGTTTTGCCTCGGGCACTCGCTTGGCAACCCGGTTCAATACATCGCTTACCGCCTCCGTGTGCTACACATTTATCGGTTTTGCCTGCGGCGCTCGCTTGGCACACAGGTTCAATACATCGCTTACCGCCACCGTGTGCTTTACATTTATCGGTTTTGCCTTGGGCACTTGCTTTACAATCTGGTTC